ATGTGTAACTTTAGTAATCGTGCAGTAACGATCGGTTGTCCGCCGATGAACGCCAGTGACCGCCGGAGGCTGTAGCGCTTCGCGCGCTCCGGGCGGCCGCGGGTGACGGACACGGCGCGTCCGATTGTTGCTTACCATGTCGCATCCGGTCTTTTTAATGCTATTCCCATAGCATTAGAAATTAATTGAAACATTACTTTATATCCCTCATTGTTAGGGTGCAATCCATCTGAAAGCAGCGTATCTATTTTTATTCCTTTGTTAGAACAATAGTCAATGAATAAATTATAAACGCTGATAAATGGAATTTTATTTTCACATGAAATATTTCTAAGTGCATTGTGAACATCTTCCATGTGAACACGGAAAGTTTTTTCGTTTGCGATTGATGCAGGTATGCAAGCCATAACGATTAAATCTTTTCCATAATTTTTAATTGTTTTAATAGTGTCATTCATATCTGCATACAATGATTCTAAGTTTCCTTTTTCTCTGTTGTTAGTACCGATCATTAAAACGATACAGTCAAAGTTATATTTTGTATCCATGAAATCATTTATAAAGTATTTTAAATCTCCGCTATTAATTCCACTCATTCCAAAGTTTCTAACAATTATATTGAATTTTTCATTCATATAATTTTTAAATAATTGTGCCCAACCGTTCCCGTCTAGTGCTTCATACCATCGTCTACCGCCTGACGTCCAAAGATATTCCCCAATTTTATAATCAGATGTAGCATTCGGGTTATTCGGACCATTACCTCTCACATTATAAGTTTGTCCATCAATAACGGCGTCATATTGCTGAAAACCTACTGACCCCATACCTTGAGTTATACTGTCACCAAGTAAACAGATTCTATAGTTATAAGCAGGGGCATTCAATGTCATATATTTTCCAATAACATCAATTGGTGTGTTTTTTTCCGATACATCCGAATCTTGTTTATACATTGGAGGGTAATCTTCCTTTGGCCACGAAAAACAAAAATATTTTGCACCGTTTGGAATTTTGATATTCGTAAAATTTTCACTTAATTCATAATTTTGGTAACCTTTTACAAGTAATCCGGAAGAAGTAGATGGTCTATTCCAAAATGAGATATAGAAAAAAGATTTGTCAGTAACAGAATTTCCTTTTTTTACTGTAATAAAATTCGTTTTATTATTGATTGGTATTAAATTCGATGATACGAATAAATCATTTCTATCTACAGTACCGCCATTTGTTATCTTATGATTAAATATTGCTTTTGCAGTTTTCAAACCTACTCGTTCATTCATATTAGGTACATTCATAAACATTTGAACTGTTGATTCCTTACTAAAGCAAAATCTAACATATGCCGTATTTATAGGAAAAGAAATTCTTTCCATCTTATATGGTTGGCTTTTATTGTCATTAATAAAATTTAGTACATTCAGTTCACTATCGAAATATATTACGCTAGCATATTTTGGATTTGAAGGTTTTAACCATAGACCATTGACAAAATATTCATTACATCCTGTAACATTTATATAGTCGGTGGAATACCAGTTATTAACAATTTCTACATTGCCTGTTGTAAGAAGTGCAATATTATTAATCAGGCGATAATCTAATATATTATTAATATTTTCTAGTCCAACTAAATTTTTCGTTAGTGAATTAATTTTATCTCCCGCAACTTGAGCATCCGCGGCGGCATTTTCTACCGTCAACGACTTATCAATCGGCGGATTGGACGGATTCGTGATATTAGCTGTTAACCATGCCGCTACTTCGTTGCTTACAGTTGGTTTCAGCAGATTAAGCAGTTCTCCGCTTTCTTTCATTGTTTCGATTTTCTTGTTTACTTCGTTCTGTAAGTCGAGATTTGAAAAATACTGATTGACAAAATCATGTAACGCTTTGTAACTTTTTACAAGTTCGTCCTGCGCTTCAAACATTTCTTTTACCGTCTTAAACAGCACAACAAATTTGTTTTCCAAACTTAACGTTCCGTTAAAATCATATGGAATCCCACGTACACTTGCGACAACCTCACAAGCCTGCGTAATCATCTGACCGAAATCTGGCAAAGTAGGAAAATCTATAATCTTTGGTTTGTCTGCCATTGCTATTCCTCCTTAATAAAATTGATAAAACAATTCTTTGCAATCATCACAGATACGCTTGTTAAGATTCATAATGGTATCTCGGAATCTCTGAACCTCTAACGAGTAACTACCGTCGAATCCCTCATCCTCAATCACATCATTGTTATCTGCATGATACGTGTCATTGCTGTTGGTTTTTGTTGTATTCTCTCCATTGCTTACCGCACTATTATGGATGGTATTCTGTCCCCGTTCCATCGTAGACGCATAATTCGTTCCGGCGAAATTAATTTGCGGATTATCAGAGTGAATATTTTGTGTATTGTTATTTGTATCGGCTGTCGTTGTGTTTTTCGCTGTGCTGTCTCCCGAGATTACACCTGTTCGTGTATCGTCTTTTGTACTCGTTACTTTCCGCGTACTCTTATGAGTAATCAGCGGGTTATACTCAAAAGTAATACTCCGGTACAACTGCTCATAGTATGGCATGTTAACCGTAAGAATCCTTTTCAGATGATACCGAAATTCACCGATTGTTTCCAATCCGATCTGTTCCCGAAAATACTGCAAACAGAATGTTTTTTCGAACGCAAGTTTTGCGCTTGCATATTCGGGGGCGGATGCATCGACATAAAACGGAAAGTCAAAATTGAAGATTAAAGGAACGGCGGCTTCGATCATATGATCAATGGTCTGATTTTCAAGCGGGGGAAACACATGATCGGAAATAACTAATTGCTCAATGGTATTCGTCAATGTTTTTGTTTCGTAATTGTAACTGAGAAACATTATTCCACCTCACTTTCTGGTTTGCCGGTTTCCGGTGTTTTCTGTTCGCCGTGTTTTATTGTCTCAAATGCATCCGGTCGGTTAATCGGCGTTACCATCTTAGAATTAAAACGTACATGGATATTCAATCCATACATTTTATTGATCGCATCAAGTCCCCTCTGAATGGTAGCCAGATTTCCGTTTCTTGTCAACTCGATCTCTCCATCGTTGTAACTCGTTTCCGCGGAAACCAGCCGTTCCGGTTTTTCTACGCCGCTTGCTTCGATACCGAGATCAGCCAGGCATTCTGCTACTTCTCTCTGTGCGGCTGTATCAAGTTCGTTAAAGATTGGCTGTACTTTTAAATCAATCGTATCAATCTGAATCTGTTTTCGCAGATCGTTTTTTGCTTTGATGAAAGGAATGTTTTTTACCCACTTCTGCATAAAGTTGTCAATGGATAACTTTTGCGTAGAATCCCCGCTGATGACAACTGGCGTCCTCTGCTGAATGACGTTTACCCTTGTTGACGCTTTTTTCTCCGCCAAACTCTGCGAATGCAGAATAATGCTTAGGATTTCCGGTACGGCAAAAGGTCTTGCGAAAATCAACGCGCTTTCTTCCTTGTCCGTCTGCTCATAATACTGACCATTCATAGCGTAGGCAATCCAATCGGTAGGAATCCCGTAAATATCGGGTTCGCCAACTAGATTAACGCCGAAAACGCCGAATAGTCCGGTGATTGGCTCTTTTTTGAACAGGCACATTCCCTGCCATAATAGATAGGAGTTGAGCATCCGCGGCGGAATCTCATCCGGTAAACCGTCATACTCATACCGCGATAATGCCAGATTGACAAACTTATCAAAAAAGTGTCGGAAATACATTTTTTCCTCCGGTGACGTATTCGGGTTATTTTCCCAGCGTCCCCAAACTTCTTTGTTGCTCACCCGATACTGGTTATTATACATGACATCACCTCCTTACTGATTGGAAAGACCATAGTTTCCAACATCGTCCGTATGCCAGAACGTAACGCCTCGGTTAAACATTGCCTGCAAAAAATTGATATCATCGGTAACACACGACCCATGCAGACTGCAATTAACCGTTTTGACAAAATTCCAGTTTGACCGCCCTGTAATATTAGGTACTTTAATTTTGTGCGTTGCATATCCGTACATTGTGAAAAAATCGTCAATTGTTTTCGCCATCTGAGCGGTTACACTCATCACATGACAGTAAACTTGACTGCCGAATAATGCGGCGGCAACAAAACTTCCAGATGAATTACCTTTTGCTGTCGGTGGAATCAAATCATGACTTTCTTTTTGTGCGTTAATGTTTTCGTTCAGTAGATATGTTCCAGTTGCCGCGGTATAAATGCTTTCAACGCCAGCAGCTAAATTTCCGCTTAATGCTCCTACTAATCCTCCAGCTAAATTTCCAATCTGCGATATTGCATTCTGCTTTTTGGAGTAGTCCCATATCGGACTAGACTGCGCTAGAAAAGCCTGATAGCCGTCATTTGTCCATGAACACTGTGGGAAATTATTGATGATAAAACCGTATGGGGATTTTGACCCACCAGTACGTTTATATTCACGCGGAGCCACAAAGATTGCCGGAGTATTAAACAAAACGCCATAAACCTGCATGGTTAATGCTCCATTTTTACCGTATTCGAAATTAAAAGTATGCTGTATTCCGGAACCATCGTTTACCAGACAATAACAATAGGGATACTGATATAGTTTATTATTTTTCGGGATATAGCCGTCAAGTGCATCCGGTTGAACGGTTACTTGTGTATAAACAGATGCATCTGCCTGGAAACAAGCTTCTGGTGCTTGATATACATTAACAATCGCATCTCCGTTTCCGCTTTTGACGTAATTCTGGATAACTGTGATTAAGTCCGTATATTTTTTTTTCCGAGTAAATGTCAACCCCGATAAAATTCCTTGATTGACAACGGGTAAAATAATTGTTCCGTTTTCGTCTGCACTTGCGTTCAAACAATACTCCATCGGACCGAGATTCAAAAGTTTCATGTCGCTCGGATTGTCCACGTATTCCCCCGTTTCCAGATTTTCTGGCACTAAATTAATTCCGGCATAATCAGCTTTTTTGTCAATATGTTCCCTTTCCACATAGCACGGTTGAAGCACCACATTGTAAAAACTGTTCTGAAAACGATCGGGTTCGAAATAAATCTTAAAACTTCCGTCACTCAACCATTCTACACGCGTCACAAATCCGAAATACCACTCTTCCGTATAGGGTTTGTTCTGAAAAGCAATATAATTGCATTTCAGAAATTCGCTCTCATTTCCTTTTCCCTTATACGTCAGTTCTCCCCATCTCACGGGCGCGGATTGCTTAAAAATATGGATTGCTTTTTCTCTTACGTGCGCCAGACAGCCATCTTTTCCATTTTCATAATAACGTACGTGTTCATAGTCATTTCCCCATTCAATCCCACTTGCTAAAATTACCTCTGTCTGCGGGGAAACCGCCGCCACATCTGATTGCGGCGGCATCGGAATGAAAGTATCCATGTTTCCCACCTCTCTTAATCGGTCGTAAAGCGAATGGTTGCCGTTTTTTTAGAATCGAATCGGCTGGTAATCACAACACGCACACTTGATTCGATTTCTTGTTTCTTCTTCAGGTTCTTTTCGTCTTTTGCGATTCGAAGAATGTTTGTTCCCGGGATAACAAACGTATCAGCGGAAGAGTTACCCTCTACTTTTACGTCAATCGCTTTATCGGCTGCGTCAACAAAAGAAATCTTTCCGCCGAAATCGACATCTGTTCCAGCTTGCACCAGTCCCACGTTATTTGCAGTAAGGGCAGAAACACCAACTGTCTCGGTCGTAAAGACAATGATCGGATAAAACAGGGAATAAGAGAACATCTCTTTTACCGTATAAGTACTGTTCCAACGTAGTCCGCGATTAACGTTATCCTGTACCATCATGCGATACTGTTCGCGGATTTTGAAGAACCGCTTGTCAACCAGTACAGCCACGATACCATCAGCATCGTTAAAGTTATCAATTAAAACCTGCTGTGCTTTCGGAATCATCCGATCGAGATTATACGCGCTGGCATAACTGTCAACATTCATCGCGGCTTTGGTATCCGGGTCAACAAACAGAAGAATGGTATCTTCTTTTGCCGCCGATGTTGCGCCGGCGAAATTGTACAGCGGGTTCGGAAACTGAATTTTGTCAATGTAGGACTGAATCTGTTTTGCAAGTGCATTGGCACTCGCCTGATTGGAAACCGCATCCACGTGAACCGGATAAACCTGTCCGGCACGTTTTGCAGATGCAATCAGTTCTTTTGCCGTGATAAACTCATCCCAGTTACAAGCGGAAACGACACTTTCTACTTTTGCCTGAACCAGACTTCTGAGTCCGTAATCATCAAGGAACGCGCCGCGCATATCTTCAAACCAGATTGTCACCGGGTAATCGTTATTGAAGTTGATTACATGATACAGAGACATAATATAGCTGTCATAAATGGCGGTCGCATCTTCGATGCTGATGTTCGCATCGTGCGCGTAACCCTGTGCAAAGTTTACATAAACTTCCTGTTCTCCGTTTCCATACGGCATGGCGTTACTGTTCAGCACGCGCAGAGGATTACGGAACGCTTCCGTGCTGATCGACTGACTGGCAATCAAATTTACAAGTGCCGGAACCAATTCGTTCCGCGCCATTGGGTTGTAAGGGTCGGTTAATGTTTTCGCAATATCGGCAATATTTTCTCGCGTTGCAACCGGGACTCTGTCACGGTAGTCAACACTCATTGTCTGCCGAACGGCGTTCAGCATATTAATATTGGTCATATCTAATTTTTCTGCCATTGTTTCACTCTCCTTTTCCGCTCAAAATGAGCTGAGACATATCAAGATCGTTGATACTTGTTGCGGTTTCTTCCGATTCCGGCACTTTTCCGCCAAACTCGGTTACTTTTGTGATACTTCCTCCATGGGAAAGATCAGACCAGCGGCTTTTGATTTCTGCTACCGCGGAATCATACTTTCCTTTCAGTTCGTCCCGCTCTGCGACCAGCGCGTCACGTTCGGACATCAGAGCTCCGATGTCGGTATCTTCGGTTTTGATTTTTTCGCTGATGGCGGCAATCGCATCGCCATGCGTTTCAATGTTTCCAATGTCGGCAACAATTTCTGTCCAATACTCTTCAAGTGTCATGTTAAAACCTCCTTTTTAAATTGGGATATAACCAGATCGGCATTTTATGCCGTTTTGGTTTCATGGGATGCGGTGGCTCAGGCGGCTCGGGTTGCTCTCCTTTTGCCAGGTACCGATAGACCATCACCGCGTTGTTCAAACGTTCGGAATCAGATAAATACCGATTCCCAACAATCCATCCGGTAATTGCAGAATCTTTCGCGTGTTCCGAAATATAATTGAAACACGTATGCGCTTTTTCCTGCCGGAAACTAAGCGTTCCATCGTCACTGATTCCCTCCCATCCTTTCATATAGGCGGAAGTCAGTGCGTCCAGATCGGTGCTGTCACTGTGCAAAAACGCTTGTAGATTTTTGTAAGCACTAGCGGCTCCGACCGAATACCAGACATTCTCATAAATCAGATATTCTAACTGCGCGTTACCATCTTCCCGGCTGTACCCGTTGGAATCTAACCATTGGAACAACCGCGTCCGGCGGTCGGTAGAGGAATTATCTGTCCACTGACCCAAGCCATAGCCGGGCGAGCCGATAATCGTACCTTGCCACAACCCGGGGTTTACGGTTGACTCCTGCCAGAAATTGCCACAGATAGCGGCAATCACATACTGGCTGATACCGCTTTGTATCTCAACCGGATACCGATAAAGATACGTCCACGCGCTATAGGGAGACACAGACGTATTGATGGATACCTGTCTTTCCAGCGGGTAACTATCGGTGTGCGCTCCCATCGTATACCCGCCACCGTCAGCGGGATTGTAAACCATTTCGGTGTGACCGCTCCTCCATAAGATATCACCTTTTTTCCATGGCTGATTGGCGGTACCTTTTTGGAATCCAGCACCGATCAAATATCCGTCCATGCTACGAGTCGTAAACCACGGGTTAGATGCTAAAAACCCTCCGACCGTACAACAGTAACTCATGAGGGACGAACAATCATAGTACGTAATACCTCCTACGGTCTGACCCTCACGGTAGTCTTGTGAGTAACCCACGTTTGGTTTGTTACAAATCTCGATACAGGTATTGTAAGCAATCGTCAGATCAGCCACGGGTTAAACCCTCTTTTGCTACGTAACCAGTATAGACGATGCCATTTACTACGGCTTTCACCAGATACCATTCTCCGGTATAATACCCGTAGTTTCTAACACTGGTTCCGGTTGGCAACGTTAAAATGACAGTTTTATTCATTCCTGCGCCAACACGCAGATTATAGCGATCAATGGTATGATACGCTCCTGCAATTTTCCGGTCAAAACTACGCGCGGACTCTGCTTTGATTGAGCTTTCCATAACGTCCTGTGGTTTGTCGTTTTTTCCCGCATACCGATAATGAACGGTATTCTCATACGGGAGATCATAATAAGACCGAACGCAAATTTCTTTTCCGGTCTGATCGCCCGTCTGGCCATCAATCCCGCCGTTTTCCGACTGGCTTGCGTGGACAATGCGGTTCGCGTCAACCGACATCGTGACATGATGCCCGGCCGCAAGGTGGATATCACCGCGTTTCCACGGTTTCCCACATTTCACAAAACCGGCGTTTTCCAACTGTTCGCTGAGATTTCTTGTGGTACTGTACTGACTGACTGGAAACCCAGCTTTTGCAAGTGCCGTTCCGACAAATGAGGAACAATCATAATTAGGCCCATTCCGGTGTACCTGTGAGTACCCGTGCCGATCATCGGCGGCGATTTGTTCCGCCCATGCAACTGTTTTTTCGATTTTACTCATTCTTTCCACCTCCTAAGTGCTGGCAAAGTGAATTAATGGCAGTCGTGTTCGCTTCTACACTTTTCCGCAGTTCTTCCATTTCTTCCTTGTGCGCGTCTTTTTCTTTCACCAGATACCAGAAAAGTGCGCCGCAACAAACAATTGGAAAACCGAGACTTCCAATTAACTGCGTTACCATAGTTACATCCATGTTTCTACCTCCTTATCCTGCCATTTTAACCAGTCTTCAATTTCACTTAATTTATCACACATAATAAAGTTATGAATGAATCGAACTGGCGATTTACTGTTATAAGAGTTGCCATCCATGAAAAAGAAATCCCATAAGTAACGGATATGATATTCATAATTTTCATGTGGGACGATAATTAGAGTGTCTTTCTCATCCCCTTTATAACGTACCGTATAAGCAAGGTAGGCATTTTCTTTTTTCATCATGCCGACGATCATATTAAAAACGATATTTGCCATCTTTGTTCCTTTCTTCCTGTCCATTCAAACAAGGAAACCTTTTGACCTGCCAAGGACAGGGCGGTTTACTCAACCGTGGCAACCCCTCTGAAAAAGGTTTCCCCGTATTTTCATGATATATCTTCTCTGTCCGTTTGTCAAGTACATTTGTCCGTCTCCCACGAACTATTTATAAAGATCAATCCCGAGTAACTCAACCGCCATATTTTTGCTGTCTAGATCGTCAAACCGCAAATATGCTTTCCGGTACGCGTCAACTAGATTTTCAAACAAATAATCATAGTGTTCCAACATAACCGTGTTTTGTGTGTGATCACCGTCCCGAAAAACCGCGACAAAATTACAAGACGGGTTATAGTTGTGCGTAATATAGATGTACCCCTCTTCGTAATACTCATACACTCCATAACTTTTTCCACTATGTTCGATAGTGAACAGATACCGCGACCGTCCGGTCGGCTTTTGTACAAACACGGCATCGTCAATCAACATCTGATCGCCCACGCTCATGCTTTTCATATAGTGGCCGCCGCGGAATGCTTTCAAAGCAGTATTCTCCCACATCGCCTTACTTGCGCTGTCATTGTGTGTAAATTCACAGACAAAACCACTTCCATGCAGCATTTTGGTTTCTTTCTGGTATCTCTTATGGATACCAAAAAATACAAAATAGGGATTGAGTAAAGAAATATTATTGGATGCCATCACCAGCTTAAACCATCTTGACTGACTTCCATTTCCACGGCTGATCGTCAGCAACAACGATTGCAGTATTTCGCTCTCTCCTTTTACGTATTGTCCGCTTTCCATCGAAAACTCATCAAAAAACAAAAAGTAGATATCCCGAAAATACGGCGACAGCTTTTTTACACTGTCCATCTTACTTCTAAAACTAAACGAGCATCCGAATGGCACGCCGTCCAGAAAATAGCGCACAACATTTCCGTTTTTGTCCAGATTTTTATAGGTAATCACACTACCCAATTTTGGATACATTCTTAGCATATCTTCATACATTGCCGCCACTCCCGTCATTTCCCCTTTCGTCCGAAAAATCCACCCGGTCTGCAATCCGTACTCTTTGCACAGAATACAGCTCGCCGCGGCAAACGCACTGGTCTTTCCGGCGCTACGGTTGGAACACGTAATTGCCACGCCAGCGAAATCCCCGTCAACGTCCGGCTCTGAAAACAACCGAATCGGATTGTAATACTGAATCGCTTTCCCGTTATCGTCGACCGCTTCAAATTTCACACCATAGTCAGCGAAAAGTTTTTCCCATTTGATATCGTTCCAAAAAATCATTGTTTCACGTACTCCTTTTCTTCTTATTTTTCCCCTCCGCGTCCCGCCAGTTCCCCGCCAGTTCCCCGCCAGTCTCTCGGCAGACAATCTCACGTTAATCGCACGATGATCGCACGTTTTGCTTGCAGATGGACGGCGGTGAAAGGCAGAGCTTCGCTGGGTATAAAAAGAGCTACGCTGGAAAACGTAGCTCTCTCACACGTATGGAGTTTTTTCAAATACACAAGATATAGTAACAATCAACTACAGGTTAGTTAAACACAAGTTACCGTCCGCCAGTCGGAGCTCGTATTGCGTTCATGTATTTAAGCGAACGGGTTAAATTTTTCCAGCTCGCCGAACTTGTGGACGTTTACAGCGGAAAGGTATGCTGTGAATCCCTTTTCACGGCGGAATTTGCTTTCTCCAATGGAGATGAAGAGGTCGACAACTGCGCCTTTGCCGAGTTCGTCAACACTGGAAACGGTGTCGCTTTCGATTCCGTCCTCATAAAAGGCAACGCGGTAATTGGTCTGCGCTTTTACGTAAAACTCAGATTCGGCGGTTTCTTTCGCAGGAATCCACTTTGCTTCTGCGGCGGCATCCTCACCAAACTCTTCGATAATTTTTTCAAAGATGGCTTTCTGCTGGTCTGCTGTGATCGAAGCGGAAAGAACGCTTCTTCCGTCCTCTTCTCTTGCATATTTTACGGTAACATTGTTGAGATTCATTTTCGCTTTGCTCATGATTTTTTCTCCTTTTTGCTTAAGTTATTTTTGTTATGCAGAACTGCGGCGCTTTGCTTTGATCGTTCCGTCTTATCTGGTCACTTCCAGACTGCAGGTTGTGCGCTGATTAGTCGTCCAGTCTCTTTGCTTCGGCAAAGAACTGCTCATCTGGCATCTCGTAGCGGGCGGATACGGTATCGGTTAAGACACAGATAGAATCCTCCGGATAACCAGCGGCGGCAACAGCGGCGGTTTTTGCTTTCTGTGATTTCAGTTCTTTTGTATCACTAAAAAAGCCGACCACCTGTTTTGTGTTTCTGTCAATGACAGAGTAGATAAAATTTTCGATTTTTGTTCTAATCATAAATGTTCTCCTTTCGTTATTTGGCTATTTGTTCTTACAAGTATTATAATAGCACGGTCTACCAAAAAAGTCAATCGTTAAAATAAGAAAATAAAGAAAATATCCAAAAATAAAAGCAGGATAGCAAAGTCGAGTTCTTCCTCATGTAACGCCCAGATCGTTGATAATACCAAAAACATAAAAAATACAAAATATCTCATAACGTCTCCTATTCCGGTAACACTCCGTCTTGAGAGTTTACCAATACTTCATAGTATTCATTTGATACGCCTAACGTATAAGTGGTATCAATGATTCCAATGTTACTAGCCGTTAAAATTTCTTCCCCGTTTACTTTGATGTAATGGGGTTTCGAGTTGTTAAAGCAACTGATGGTACGTCCGACATTTTCCATCCGGCGGCAGAGCCGGAAATTATTACAGCACTTTACGTTTTCCGCTCCAAGTTTCTTATTCATGCCAGCGACCGTAGACGTAAAACGCACGGGGTCTTTGCCAGATTGTGACTTTTTTTCGTCCCATTCCACGCCACAATATTTTTTCGCGCCAAGGGTTTTAAACTGGATATAGAGGTCATCCATATCCCAAACGCCGAGAATGTAACGGTTCTCGCCAACGTCACAAAAAGCAGGAATGTCGTTTTCGATTGCACGTTTTTCCAGTATTTTGTTTTTGGCGTCAAATTCTGGAATGTGTACGTCCGGATGTAAAAACTTGATACTATCGGTATCGCAGTACACGGCATCCATTCCAACAACATCCAGCATATCTTGTAACTGTTTTCTAGCATGGGCGGTAACATAGATACCCCACTGGTAGTGCAAAAAACTGTTTCTTCCCTCATAGTACGTTTTCAGTGCTTTTTCCGCATCTGCTTTTTCCCGATGCCATTCACCCGTAACAGCATCCATTACCCATTCGTCCTGCAAAAGATCTGTGACACACATTCCGAACGTGCTGTTTAGTTTATTCTTAGATTTCATATATTCATAGACTTTATCGGGGTTTCCTTTCAACTGGCTTTTTGCGATAAAAAATGACATCATAGTTTCACGCATACTGTCCGGTAATTTGCCTCGCGCGGCTACGTAGCACTCCGAGACGGTAAAGAAATCATAGTCGTATTGATTTTTTATGATTTCCAAGTCAATCTCTGTCATTGCGATTTCGCAACAGTCAATAGAGAGTACGCGCCCGTTATCAATCACGCAATCTTTTCCGTGCTTCTGGCACTTCGACAGAGGGATGTATGGTACCGGAATGTTTTCTTTGATACGCAAGTTGTCAAATTGTACCCGCATGATAACACAACGTTTCGCACACAAGTTGTCAAACTGTTCCTGCGATGTGATCTCAACCGCCCGGAACGCACTCATAGGATAGTACCCCATTGCAATCTGCGCCGGATAGCTGCTCGAAATATCCATACTACCCATAACGATCGCAGATTCACCCTTTTTCGCTGTGATCGTGTGCCCCGCGTGGATGCGGTTAGCGTGGGTGTTGCCGCCGCGGAAAGCATCTTTGCAAAGTTGGTATTGTGGTAACGTGAGCGCAAGGTCGGCAAAGGTATAGGGATAATAGCTTTTATCCGACTGCATGGCACGGCGGAACTCGCGGCGGACGTAGCCAGTTGAGGTAAGGGGGATTTCTGCTAGATTATCCTCTTTTCGTAAGGCGCGGATACATTCACACAAGCCTCGAACGTCATTGTAGCAATAACCCTGTTCAACGTCCGTTAAAGGTGTTTTTGGTGTACGTAGTTTTTTATAGTCATACGTATCAACCAGTTTATAGTGGGTTACACCCTCACTGTTCTCGCAAAATTTCGAAAGGCTCATATTACTGAGAAAATACGAGCAACGAAATTCAATCCCATACTTGTAAGCGTAGCACTTCATAACTTTATGTGCATCACGCGCAAAGATTTCGTCAAATTCAATGAAATCTTTCATAAACTGAAATTCATAGGAAAGATTGTGAACGTAGACGACAGCGCGCTTTGAATCGGAAGTCTGCAAATACAGATGCAGTTTTTCGCAGAATGAAAGAAACTCATTCCATGTGCGACCGAAACACACGGTATCTTTGATACAAAACTGCCATTGATACAGAAAGGCAGTTCCTTTCACCACTTTTTCGCCTGTTTTATTATAGCGTTCATAATCAAGTTTTTCTAACGTAGTTGTTTCGATGTCGAACGCCATTTCCACGTCATAATAAACGATAGGGTTTTTCTTTCTTCCGCGTTTGCGGCATTCGCGCAACGTCTGGTAATCGGAAAATGGAAAATCATGAACGGAATAAATTGTTTCGCGTGAAACATCTTCGTTTCCGTTTATGATAACAGGAACATTTAATTCATACATGATATACCATCACTTTAATTTTGTTCTTTTTTTCGCAAACAATTCTTCTTCTGTTATATATCCATCGAGATATAATTGATAATCTTTTTTGATATCCTTGTAATCAAGTTTAAGATCGTCTATTTTTTCTATAAAATCATCTATAATTTGATTAGACGCCAATTCTTTGCGAAGATTCTTTCTGTATAAATTTGATGACAGAAAATTATACAAGTCTTTATAGTTATCTTCTGTTACAATTGCATTAATTTTTTTCTTAGATTTATCAAACCGCCGCTGAAATTCTGCTATTTTATAACCACTCACTGTAGTTTCCGGTGAATTTAAAAAAGCTACCATTGTATCCCATTCCTGCCGGATGGATGCGTCCGAACGCTTTACGCCTTTTAAGAAACGATTCTTCTCACGCCCTTGTGACGCAAAAAATTCTTTTACGCGCCCATACTCCCATTGGTCACGCGCGTGTATTTTTTCCAGTTTGGCAAGGCGGCTATTCGCTGCCTGCGCCACTTTAGGCAATTCGCGTTTGATCTGGTCTAAACTAAGATCAAGTTCCTGGTAGATGCTGTAGTCCTTTGAGTTCGGCATTATTCGCACCCCCTTATAAAGATTCGCAATTTATCAGCAATAATATCGAAACCTATTACTTCTTCTGACAAATAATTTTCTTTTTTTGTAGTATATGCTTTTGTACAATCAATATCAAAATTTCTAACTAATACGCGATGCTTTTCATTAAACACCGTAACAATGGCGTAAATTTCGACTTCTATACGAACCAGGCCGTAATACAATTTTATAAAATCTTCGACTCTCACTGTGATACCTCCTTAATATAAGCAATCCTCATTTGTTCCATCTGCCGAATACAGAGGGCACAACGTACAGTTATCGTTTGAGAAACAAATAACAGAATGCTCAATTTCAATGTAATAAGTTATGTAAGCATAACGAGTGCTTGCGGAATTGTTGGATTTTACAGTAAATCCAACGCCAAAACGCCCTTTATATAGTTGTGGATTATATACTGCGTTTTTACGGATGTATCCATTTGTCATTGATGAATGATGATATGCATACACTTTAACCTCCGCTCCTACTTTTCTTGTCACATAAAAAGGAAGTTCAGCAATGCTATTCTTCATTTTAATAAATTCTTCATAATTCATTTGATTAATTCTCATGTTATCCTCTTTTTCTCCCCGTATTGCCGATAGGACAGCAAAGTAATCAATATTCAACTTCTTCTCCAAAAAACTCTTCATATAAAGAATCATAATTACACCATGCAGTCTGCATCTTTTCTGCTTGCACGCTACCCGTGCCGAATACTCTTTTATATATTTTATACATTTCCCAAGAACGTTTACATTTCTCCGATAAATTTTCTTTCATTTCTAACTCTGTCATTGTTATTCCTCCATTTTGTATTATTAGTTTTCCTTGTTTCTGATATTACAATACCACTTTTCTAGAAATATGTCAATACTTTTCTAGAAATTTTTCTAGAAAATATCATTACACACATATTTACTCCGCGCCGTGTCCGTCACCCGCGGCCGCCCGGAGCGCGCGAAGCGCTACAGCCTCCGGCGGTCACTGGCGTTCATCGGCGGACAACCGATCGTTACTGCACGATTACTAAAGTTACACAT